AGAAGAGTCTTAAAAAGTTCGAAATAGAGCTTGATATTCATCACCAGGAGCTTGGCCTGCCTTGGGATCAGCCAGTACCAGAAGAGTTGTGGGACAAAGTTGCAGAGTACTGTGATAACGACGTTATTGCGACAGAAGCAGTGTTCCATCATTTGAAAGGCGATTGGACTGCCAGACAGATTCTTGCAGAGTTAAGCGGTTTGACTGTAAACGATACAACAAATCAGCACTCTACGAAAATTATATTTGGTAGCGATCCCAATCCTCAGAGTCAGTTTATCTACACGAATCTTGCTGATCTCTTCCCGGGTTATGAGTTTAAGTTCGACAAAGAGCAGAAGAAGTACGTGTCTTCATACAGAGATGAGGATCCAGGAGAAGGTGGGTATGTGTATGCGGAGCCCGGAATGTACACGAATTGTGTCGTTCTTGACGTTGCGTCGATGCATCCTTCAAGTATTGAGGCTCTCAATCTCTTTGGCGACATGTATACACAGAGGTTCGTTGATATTAAGAATGCTCGAGTTCTCATAAAGCATGGCGAATGGGAGAAAGCGAGAAAGACACTCGATGGTAAGCTGGCTCCGTATCTGGATGATGAGTCACAGGCTGGCGATTTGTCAAATGCGCTGAAGACTGTTATTAACTCGGTCTATGGTTTAACATCGGCCAAGTTTGATAACAAGTTCAGAGATAAGCGTAACATTGATAATATTGTCGCTAAGCGTGGAGCGTTGTTCATGATCAATCTCAAACATGAGGTTCAGGATCGTGGATATACTGTGGCTCACATTAAGACCGACTCTATCAAGATTCCTGAAGCGACTCCTGAGATCATTAAGTTCGTTATGGATTACGGAAAGCAGTATGGATATACGTTTGAGCATGAAAGTACATACGAGAAGATGTGCTTAGTGAACAACGCTGTCTATATTGCCAAGTATGCTGATCCAGATAAGTGCGAGCATATGTATGGATATGTACCAGACAAGAACAGTAAAGCGGTTAAGAAGGGTATGCCTTGGGATGCTACAGGTGCGCAGTTTGCTCAGCCTTATGTCTTTAAAACAATGTTCAGTCATGAGAATCTAGAGTTTCGTGATTACACAGAAACTAAGTCCGCAACATCGGCTTTATATTTGGACATGAATGAGGACTTACCAGATGTGACAATGGCCGAAAAGGAATTGGACAAACTGAAGAAGAAATGGCAGAAGAAGCATGTCATTGGTGAGATCGATGTTGGTGAGACGTTCGAGAATACAACGGACATTGATATTTCTTTGGCCAGAGATCGGTTAAAAGATGAAATAGCAAAAGGACACGATTATCAGTTTGTTGGACGAGTTGGTCTGTTTATACCTGTTAAGCGGGGTGGTGGATTGCTTATGCGACAGAATGGTAATTCGTTTGCTTTTGCTACAGGAACAAGTGGACATAGATGGCTTGAGGCTGAATCTTATAACAGAAACGATTTATCTAATATTGATATTTCGTACCATGAGAGTTTGGTTGAAGATGCTATTAAGTCTATGTCTAAATACGGTGATGTGGAGTGGTTCTTGAGTGACGATGTCTCTCCGGAGCCACTTCCGGATTTTATGAACATTCCTTGTTTACCAAAAGGAATGACTGTTGAAGAGATACCATTTAAGTAAAAGGAGGAGAACACATGAGTAAGTGGATTGATAAGAGAACTTTTAAAGGCCTTAGCAGAACTGATTTATATTTCAGGAACTTCCGGGGCGAGAACAAGTTCAATCCGAAAGATAAGAGACCTAATTTCGCCATTAAGCTTGATCCGGTCCTGGCTAAGGAGCTTGATGAGGACGGCTGGTACATTCGTTGGACCAAAGTAAGGGAAGATGCTCCGGAAGATATTGAGCCGATCCCGTATCTTAAGGTTACGGCCAATTTCGATTCCAAGCGCCCGCCGGCAGTTAACATGATTATCGGAAAGAAAGTTACAGAACTCGATGCATCTACGATCGCTACACTCGATGCAGCATCTATTGATCACATGACAGTTCGTGTTCGTCCCTATGTGTGGGACGAGTCTGGCAACTATGGTGCAGCAGCAATCCTTGATGCAATGAATGTGTATGTCGAGGAAGATGAGTTGGATGATGAGCTTCGTGAGTACATGGAAGAGGACGAGGAAGACGAGGAGAATCCGTTCTAAAACATAATATAACAGCAATATAACAGTGAATATAGGACATTGATATTTGTATGGAACCATTATACAGTCACCAACTTGAAGCGTTAAAGAAGATGCACAATGGCTGTATCTTGTGCGGTGGTGTCGGTTCTGGTAAGAGTAGAACAGCTTTGGCGTACTATCATATGTTTTGTGGTGGTACGCTGAAGATCGATGGAAAAGGAAAATTCTCTTTACCAAAGAAGTCTCGCCATCTGTACATAATAACTACGGCCAAGAAACGAGATACTCTTGAGTGGCAACAGGAATGCTGTCTGTTTCACATAGACAAAGTAATTGTCGATTCGTGGAATAACATAAAGAAATACACAAAAGTTAATGGTGCATTCTTTATATTTGATGAGCAGAGAGTTGTAGGTTCTGGTGCATGGGTTAAAGCTTTTCTTAAGATAACAAGGAGAAACAAATGGATACTTCTTAGTGCTACACCTGGCGATACTTGGTCTGACTACATTCCAGTCTTCATAGCAAACGGATTCTATCGAAACAAAACTGAGTTCTGTGCAATGCACGCTGTGTACAGTAGATTTACGAAATACCCAAAGATCGAAAGGTATGTTGACACCGATCTACTTGAGAAGTATAGAGACGAAGTTCTTGTAACCATGCCATATGAGAAACGAACGGTTTCACATCACATTGATATTAAGTGCGAGTATGATCGAAAGATGTATCTAAGGGTATGGCGAGATCGATGGGATCCGTTTAATGACGAACCAATAGCAGAGCCATCTGCATTATTCTATTGTATGAGGAAGGTTGTGAATTCAGATGATAGTAGACTTCGTAGACTTGATGGACTTCTTGATGAGCATGCCAGATCCATTATATTCTACAACTTCAATTACGAGCTCTACTCCATTAGAGGGCTTTGTGAGCGAAAGGGAATTGTATATGGAGAATGGAACGGTAATACTCATACAGACGTTCCGTCAGGAGAACGATGGTGCTACCTTGTACAGTATAATGCTGGTTCCGAAGGTTGGAACTGCATCAGCACTGACACTATAGTTTTCTTTAGTCAGAACTATAGTTACAAAATGATGGTGCAGGCTGCTGGGAGAATAGACAGACTTAACACTCCATATGAGCATTTATATTTCTATCATCTTAAGAGCTATGCTCCAATTGATCTAGCAATAGCAAAAGCACTTAAGAACAAGAAAAAGTTTAATGAGGCTGCGTACTTAAGGAGACATTTCACTTAAGCGACAGCCTCCTTTCTATTTAAAAATTCGCGCAGATTTTCTCGCTATATATGGAGAGAAGGAATATAGTAACTAATTTTAGTTACTATTTTTGTTTTTAAGGAGACCTATGCGCGAAAGCAAGTTTCAGTCAAGGTTGATTAAGGAGATTAAAGAACGGTTTCCAGGTTGCATAGTTATGAAGAATGACTCTTCTTACATTCAGGGTATTCCAGACTTATTGATATTATACGAAAACAAATGGGCTGCTCTTGAAGTTAAACGATCTGAGAAATCGCCGCACAGACCAAATCAAGATTACTATGTAGATCTTATGGATGATATGAGTTTTGCGGCCTTTATATTTCCCGAGAACAAGGAGGACGTTTTAGATGATTTGGAACAATCATTCAAAAGACGTAAAGGATGGCGATCATGCCGTCTTAGGAGCTAGTCAGCATTCGTGGCTTAACTACGACGTTGACAAATTGTTTGAGTCATACAAAAGACGCTATGCTCAGGCTATTGGTACTTTGTCTCACGAGTACGCTAAAGGTTACATTCGTTGGGGACAGAAAGCAAAAGCAGGAGACAAAACAGGTTTGTTTGTTCATCTCTTAGAACACAACATACCAGCAAACAGTATTGATATTAACAATCTGTTTGAAACATGGAAGCTTTATGTGAATGATTGTGTACAGGCAAGAATGAGACCAGAACAAGTTCTGTATTACAGCAACAACTGTTTTGGTACAGCAGACGCAATCTCTTACAAAAAGAATCTTTTGAGAATCTTCGATCTGAAAACTGGAAATGGTAAAGTTTCAATGGAGCAGTTGTATGTATACGCTGCTCTTTTTTGTTTGGAGTATGAAGTGGCTCCTGGTCGCATTGATATTCAGACAAGGATCTATCAGTTCGGAGATTATACAGAAGAATACCCAACTGCAGAGGATATTCTTCCTGTTATGGACAAGATAAAGACATTTGATCGGTTGCTTGAAAAGTATAAGGAGGATGGCCGTTATGAAATTTAATCATGACCGCAAAGGTGAAGGTAAATTTCTTAAACATTACGGCATGCCTCGTCGAAGCGGCCGTTATCCTTGGGGTTCTGGAAAGAAACCTCAGAGAAACAAGAACATCTACAATGTCTACAGACAGCTTCATCAGGAAGGCTTTACAGACAAAGAGATCTGTGCACAGTGGGAGATCTCACAGAACAGACTCAAGGCCATTAAGTCTATCGGTAAAGATGAAGAAAGAGCATTGCAGGTACAGAGAGCAGAAGCTCTTAAAGCAAAAGGATATTCTGTTTCCGAGATCGGCAGAAGAATGGGTAGAAATGAATCTTCTATTCGTTCCCTTCTTGATGAAGGTCGTAAAGAGAGAATGGAAAGATCCAAGGATGCTGCTGAGGTCATTGCCGATTTTGTAGACAAGAATAAGTATGTTGATATTGGTAAAGGCACTGAAATCGCACTCGGTATCAAGTCGTCTAAGATGGCCACTGCTCTTGAGATCCTTAAAGTTAAGGGCTACAAGGAAGCAAACATTTACATGGATCAGATGGGCACAAACTATCAGACCACAATTAAATGTTTGATGCCTCCTGGAATGGACTATAAAGAGCTCTACAATCATCGATTTGATATTCGTCCGGTATCCGATACAATTATTGATCCTAAATTAGGGATTAAAATCCCTAAGTCTGAACCAATAACAAATATTGATCCTAAGAGAGTCGCCGTTAAATACAAAGAAGAAGGCGGTGTCGACAAGGATGGTGTTATTGAGATTCGTAGAGGATGTGAAGATCTTGACCTTGGTCTTGCTAGTTATGCACAGGTAAGAATTGGTGTTGGTGGAACTCACTACGCCAAAGGAATGTGTGTTTATGGTGATGATAAAGACTTCCCTCCTGGATGTGACATTCTTATTAATTCAAATAAGAAAAAAGGATCTGATAAAGATACTGTATTTAAAAAGCTTAA